CAAACCAGAAACACCCTTAACATTGTCAGGGTAGCTGAAGTGTGTTGGGAAGTTAGTGTCTGAGAGAGCATCCAGCTTAATTAGGCTGTGGTGCTCTGGAATTTCACGGGTAGAAACGATGTTGTAGAACGTATTCTCTACGACATTAGCAATCTGTGCTGCTTCTACTGAGTCTGAAATTGAGTTTACATCCTCTGAGTCTAAGTCAGATAGGATGTTCTGTACGATCTCTAGGAGTGTTTTTTTAATAGCCATTATGTTCTATCCACTATTACTACAAAACGAAGGGCCGCTGTGTTTACTGAGGCACCATCTGTGGCTATAGTAATAAAACTTTCTGCTGTTACTGTGTTGTTAGAAGACGGCACTAGTGTGTCTACGTCACCTGCCGCTGACCCTGTAAAGGCAACAGTTATAGTCCCCATAGATGCAGCGGCTGCATTACTAACGGTAATGGTAGAATCAGCGCTACCTATAGAGGCTTCAAGCACTGTGACTACTTTAGCAATAGTACCAGCAAAAGGGATAGGTACATATACCGTAGAAGAAGCAGATATATTTTCTACATAACCCTCTACGGAAAGTTCAATAAGGGACTCTTTAGTTGTCCATGTCCCTGAACCTGAGCCGTTTGCCACATATACCTGACCAGATGTAGCTGTAGCAGCACCTTTAGGTTCATGGAGATATGGGTCTGTTAGTGCTGAGTGATTTACGTTTGCCATATTGGCCTCCATTTAGTTGTGGGAAGAGCGCCCCCGAAGGGACGCCCAATAGTTTAAACTTCGATGTACGAGATAACCAGTACAGCTTCACCAGCAGTGAAAGTACCTGTGTTAGCAGTAGTGACATAAGCGTCAGCAGCGCCAACACCAGCAGCAACACCAACCAAAGCGCCGTTGCAAACAACAGCAAGGTTAGCAGCAAGTGCAGCAGTAGCTACAGCAGCGTCAATACCGTCAGCGTCGATAGCTGTACCAGCAGCGTTAGCAAGGCCGAAGTTGATGGATGTACCACCAGCAGCAGCAGTGGTAACAACAAGACGTGCGTCAGTGATGTAAGAACCCGCTGGGATTGCAACATCATTAGCTGCTACAGTTTTGTCAGTAGTAAGGTCAAGCTTCAATTTGATGTGCTTGATCGGGCTTACAGTAGTGATACCACCGTCTTTAGCAACACCTTGCTCTTCGTGCATAAGGACGGTAAGACCGTCAGAGTTAGTCCAAGACATATTAAGTCTCCTATTCTTTTAAGTTAAACGTTAGTTTTAGAGATAACACGAACCATGTTCTCTGGACGGTACAGTTTTACACCATAACGAGCAGTAGTCACGAATTCTTGACGTTGGAAGTCTTTGTTATACTCAGTGTCAACATCAGGAGTCTGACGCCATGCACCAACGAAAGGTGTAGCAGCTTGATCAGCAGAGAAGAACAAGTTGGCTTTACCATTAACAGAGCTAAAGTTGGCAGCAACATCAGCAGCAGTGTTCAGAGCGCCATCAGTAACGTCCTTCAGGTAGTTAGAAGTATATACGTCAAAACCATAGATGTTGGCGATGAAGTTCATACCAGTAGCGATACCAGAAGATACGATACCTTCCCACTTAGGGTTGTTCGCAACAGATGTCAAAGTAGACAATGTGTTCAATGTGAACTCAACTGAAGGATCAACAATAGCGATAAGGTTACGATCAGGAACGTTAGCTTTCTTAAGAGCGAAACGTGCACGTGCAAAGTCATCAACGTTGATAACCGCGCCAGTACCACCAGCAGCCCAACGGTGCTCAACACCATCGATAGCTTCGTTAGAGTTGGCAGTAACGCCAGCCTCTGGAGTAGCCAAAGTAGTAGCTTCGAAGTGTGCCATAATCGCACGCTCTTGCTCAGGTACAAAACGGCTCATCATTTCAGAAGAGTAGAATGCGTCTTGCATTGCTTTCTTCGTCATGTATGAAGCAGAAGACAAGTACTTGTCGATGGTGAATGTGAACTCACCAGTGTCCATCGGACGGTACTCAACAGCAGTGTCTTCAGCGTAGTTGTCAACCTGTGCTTGGCCGATTGAAGGGATAGTGAACTGGTCGCCATCAGGGAAGCCATCAAGCATCTTGACGTAGCGCTGGGCCATCATCTCGTCGCGAAGGATGTCTTTTAGTTCTGTTGACCAGATTTCTGAGCGAGTTAGCAAGCTCATGTTTGAAGTATTCATAGACATTTTAATTGTCTCCTAAAGATATGTTGATTTTACGCACCAAACTTAGAACCAAGGCGTTGTTTATCTTCCAGCAGTTGCTGTTGAACCTTGGGTGTGTAGTACGCGTTCTTGTTTTCACGGCGTAGTTGGCTGTAGTATGCCCAATCACGTTGGCCCGTGTTCTGGTAGTTAACCCCCTCAGTACGGATACTAGTGTGGGCCAAAGACTTAGCAGGAACTTTGTTCTCACCAAGTAATGCAAAGAAAGCTGATGGGGACTCTTTAGCGAGGTCTTCAATCCGCTCAAGTGTCATTCCAAGTTCTTGTGCTTTCTTCTGGACAGTAGCATTGGCCTCTGTGCCGTAGAGTTCCTCTAGCTGTGTTACCACAACAGAAAGGTTTTGATCTACGGTAGCTTTAGCTTCGCGTTCCGTCAGGGTCTTCTCAACAAGGCTCTTTAGTGTTTCGTCATCCACAGACTGATTGGTATTATCATCTGCGTATGTTCCACTTTCATTATTATTATTGGACTCTACAGTGTTGCCGACAGTGGGATTCGGTGCCTTTTGCTGTAGTTGGGTTAGAAGTTGTGACGCATAGTCTTGCTTACCAAGGTCTTCCCGCATTTGTGCGAGTTGTTCCTCAAGGGTTTTGACGTAGGCATCAGCCTCCAGCTTACCCTTAGCAATGACTTCTGGGTCTCCCCACTTCTCACCGCGTGTCTCTACGAGCTTACTTACAAAAGATTCCTGTGGTGGGGTTTCTTGTGTGGTAGCCTCGGTAGCCACAGCCTCCTCGGTTGGAGCTTCTGTTGGCTTATCTTCAAAAATAGACATTTATTTACCTTCGGTTAGGTTAATGGTTTTCAGGATGTCGTCGAGAACAGCATTATACTCATTCGCGGCGATTTGTCTTAGCTCCCAGTTGGGAACATCGTAGTCCCGAATGCAATCCTTTTTACGGTAGTGCTTTTCGAGAATTTCTCTGAGGTCATCAAAGGCGTTACGGTAGGCCAAAACTTCAGCCTTCCGTTGCTCTTTCTTTTCCCCAGTTAAACCTTTGATCCAGTGTGTGTGCATTAGCGTCCTTGCTCCGCAGCTATCTCCAGACTCTCCATGTTGTCTGCTTCAGCGTCTTGCGATGCTTGCTGAGTCTCAAGTTGCTCTGCAATGCTAATGTTCTCACCGAACAGTTTAGCTTCACCAAGCTCTTCTGCCAAGATACGAGCCATCTCCTTACCCGACATGTGTGGGGCAATGGTTGGGTCTTGTGCCTTGATCTGAGCAAGTTGTGTGATGCTTTGTACACGACGAGCACGTTCAGCAAAGTGACGTGCACCAATAGGAGAGATACGACCACTACCAACAATATCCGACTTTTGGATTGTTGTGAAGAACTCTTCTCCAGTGGACTCATCAGTAACCTTGATGTCTTCGAGTACTTGCAAGTTCCTACGACCAACCTCAAGCATAGTGTTGAGTACTGGCTCTAGGAACATACGCTCGAAGTGTGCAGCTTTGTGTTCGAAGATGCGTGAGGATGCGTTCTGCAACGACTGAACCTCAAATGCTGTCTTCTCACCAGCAGTACGGATACCCATAGCTTGCTTAGGTGCGCCAGCCATCTCTTCCATCTTCTGCTCAATCATCTGGATTTGCATGTCTGCTTGTAGTGCAGTAGCATCTGGTCGTAGATAATCTACATCACCTTCTTCACCAAGATAAATACGTGCAGCAGGTTCGAAGTCAAAGTCTTCAACGTCACCACGAATCTTCATGATTGGGTAAGCGATCTGATCGAACACGTCAGCCTTAAGGTTTTCTAGGTGGTCGATGCGGTATTGCATACCAACAAGGTTATCTAGTGGACCCATAGCATAAAGGTTGTCAGGACGAGTACGCCAACCAGCGTGGAAGATAGGTGCAACACCAGACCACGAAGGATTCTCTTCGTTGCTTAGTAGATGTGCACGATCCATGATAGTAATAACGCGGTCCTTCATAAGCTCACCTGACTCGTGGTCAAAGATGTCACCATAGAAGGTTAGGATTTCAACGTAGTCACTTTCGTAATACTGTTGGATTGAGTTGAAACCATCAGCTATAAAACCCTGAGACTTATCAGCAGAGAAGTCAGAAGACGCTACAGAGGAACGAGCTTGCATCATCTTGTTGAATGCAGCAGCCATTGCTTTGTTAGTAGGGTCTGAGTCGATAGCACGTTTAAGTTCACCAAGAGACTTGATACTACGAATGATCTTAGGAGTGTTCTCGAAGCTGGCAGCAGCAGGGTTAAACACAATGTCATATGGACTGATGCGGTGCATCTTAGGCCCAATGTACTTTGCTGTAGTACTGCCGTCTTCCTTGTTCGAGTAGCTCATCTCCCAGTCAACCATAGCGAAACAGTTACCTGTGTGAATCCAATCGACAAGAAGATCAGACACAGTGCTTACGAAGTTACTATGCTTAACCTTGTTGACCATATAGAACTCAATGGTACGAATCTTTTCTACAGATGACGAATCACGAGATGCAGAATCCCAACGCATCCACTTCTGCTGAGGAAACAACGTAGCAAAGTAGTTAGCGTGTAGGTTGTCAGCAATCTGTGTTAGCTTAGGTGTAGTTGTTGTGTTGGACCACGGAAGGATAGAGTTACCTGTCGTAGTTGTATCTGTAGCATACAAGTAGTCACGAAGTTCCTTGGTTTGTGTCTTCCAAGACTCGCGATACATGTTCCACTCAACCCACTTATCTGCAATCTCAACAGCAATGTGGTCTGGGTCAAGCATATGCTCTATGGTAAGTACTTCACTCATTTATTTGCCTCCTGCTCGAAACCGCGATGCGGACCAAGATATAGTATTCTGTCTATTGATTGAACTTGATGCTGTGGGTTTGACTGCCATATCAACTACGGTAGCCAGTGCATCCTTAACGTCATCGTGAGGTGGGAACCTAGACTGTAGTTCTTCCTCTAGGTATTGGATGTTACCACCACGATAGTGTAGCATCTGTAGGTTCTCGTAACGTGGCTCTAGGATAGCTGCAATGCGCTCTTCCTTATTACCATGATGTTTGTTTGGTCGGAACTCTTCAATGGACAACGAAATACCATTCTCACGAATCATATCCTTAAGCTGTCTAACAATAGCTACCTGAGCTACTGAGACCTCGGCCCTCATCTTCCTGAACTCCCACTTATTCTGGGCAGCAAAGATGTGGTCAAAGTAATCAGAAATCTTAGTAGTCTTGAATCTATCAATCTCTAGTACATATACCATGTTGTCGGAGTCGATACCTATGACTACCAAGGCAGTATAGTCGGCTCGTGCTTTAGTACTGAAAGCGAAGTCGATAGCAGCGAAGATGTTCAATCGCTTACCCTTGTACGACCAACGACCACCATCCTGTTTAAGTAGCTTGGATTCAAAGTACTGAAACTTGTCAGTGCCGATTGGTACGTTGTCAGGGTCATTAGGGTCGTTGTAGTACTGAGCGCGGAACTGTCCACGGTCTAGGTACTTACCACGCTTCTTAGCAAGTGTAGCTATATCAAAGCCAAACCACTTACCATCTTTACGTTGTTGACGTGGCCACAAGAATTGGCCTGTGCCATCACCACTGTCCTCTACTGGACGCTCAAATATCTCGTAGATGTTCTCTTCGCTAACCTGATTGCCATCCTCATCATAAACATCTTCTTTCATGCTCATTAGGTTGTCATAAAGGTCTTTAGCGTGGTAACGTGTACCAACTACCCACTCCTTAGCGTCAGCGCCCTCGATAGAGGCTAACAGGGAGTACTGAGAGGCAACCTTAGAACGACCTTCGGCTGTGAGAGCATTCTCTGCTACCACAACGTCATCTAGGATAGCAATGTCACAGTGTAGTCCAGTTAAGGATGTAGTAAGACCACCAGTGAAGATAGAAGGGTCACGGACGTTCTCTTTCTTACGCAATGGATGATCCAGCGCAATCTCAGAGTTAGTCCACTTGGACCGCTTTCCTTCTTCAGCATTGATGTGGTCAGGCCAGTAGCGACGAAAGATAGGAGAGTCTAGGATACCCTTAATAAAGGTAAGCTGTTTCTCTGCTAGGTTAGCTGTGGCTGAAATATATAGGATACGGAGAGTAGGGTCTTTAGTAAGCTCCCAAGCTGCTCTGTATGCCACAAGACGGGACTTACCGTGATCTCGTGGGAACAGTAGCAGTTGGAAGTCTTTAGAGTTCTCTCGTGTCCACCAAGACAAGACATCCTTGTGGCAGTTGCCTAGAACTTGAGTAGGAGCTACAAGTTGTATAAAGAACGTTAAGTCTTGCTCCGCTCTAATTCGAATGTCTTCAGGGGTCATGAGTTATCCTATGGTTAGGGTCTATTAGGCCATGTGTGTGTCTTAGGGAAACCAGCTTGCTGTGGTACGTCACGCAGTGCTTGCCTGTACTCTATCTCACCAGCCTTTGCAGAGTAGTCAGCTAGGCCCATGTAGTCGGTGGCAGCTAGTGCTGCGTTACGAACCCCACGGATATTAGCAGCTAGTGCTACATCAAGCTCCTCCTGAGTTGGTGGAACGTAGGCTGCGAAGTCAGCACCAATGAGAGCCATCACTGCATCGTTGTCGATAGTTGTGTCAGTGTCAGCAGGGTCTAGTGTGTAAGGTATCCAACCGTAGTCTGGGTGATTAATCTCTACGTCCACTCTGAGGTTGTCCGACTGTAGTGCTGCCGCATTGCGTACTTCTGTGATTGTAATACTCATTTAAGAAATCCTCACATAAAGTGTTGTTTGTCCGTGGGCTGTTCCATAAATCGTTCCTCCACTGCCCATTGAACGCCACGTCCCTGATGGGCTTACACTAGACCTAACAAGACCTGTGCCACGATAGGCGTCAGTAGCACCAGCTGTAGTGCTGTCATCATTCATAACTGCGTAGAACAACAATGTCCCTGAGTAGGTTAGCCCCTCTGTTGCTCCTGCATTATCTCTCCACAGGAAAGCGTAAGTCCCAACAGCACCAGCGGTTGCGCTAGCACCAACACCAGTAAGAGCAGAACCGTCACCAGCATAGGATGTAGCAGTCACTACGTTAAAGGTTGGGCTGTCAGTTGTGGCAAGTCCTTGGTCCAGCAAGTCTAACTTAGCACCATCAACAGCAAGGTCTCGTCCGTCTACTGTACCAGTAGGTGTGATGTTGGTAAACGTAGGGCTATCACTTGCACCTAAACCCAAGTTGCTTCTTGAAGTTGCTGCGTTAGCCACATCGCTAAGGTTGTTAGCTGCAAGCATGTCACCAGAACCTGCCCCACTAGCACCCTTGGCAGCAAGGATAGACCACTTAGCCGCTGATAGGTCAGTAGAGAAGGTTGAGCCTGCTGTGTGTGCCTCTAAGGCAACATAAGTGTTACCTGAGTCAGTTACAACATCATATGCGCTGTAAGAGGTTCCAGTGACCCATGCACCAAGGAAGGTAAATGCTGTAGACAGGTTACCAACAAGGTCGTTGTCCAGATACAAAGTGTTGAACTTACCAACACCATTAATAACCTGATTGCCATTTAAGTCTAAGTCACCTTGCATTGAATTAGGTGTACTACCATCAAGCGACAGAGTATTATCAAATGCTGCATCAATGTTGGTGAAGTTGTCGTTAAGTGCTGTACGGCTGTAGTAGCCCGAAGCAATAGTCGTGATTGTAGGGCCTTTAGCCATCTTCTTAATCCTTTACCAGTGGTGGATTGTTGTTGTAGTTTGGTGCTAGTGGAGGGGAATTGAACCCCTAAGTAACTGCGCTACTGACGCCTAGGGTAGCTGTTGTTACCCGCAAACCTGCCACAGCATACTAGTTAGGGAGCAAACCAGCCTCTTTAAGCCGTTGCATGTCTTCTGTTAACCCTTCACGCTCGAAAGCTGTCTGTGCTGTCTCACGGGCCTCTGAGCGCTTCTTACGTGCATCAGTGGTTTGGCCTTTAGGGTTCCAACCTTCTTCGATAAGATACTTGGCAGCAGCGAAGGAGGACTTACCCTCGTTCTTCACTTCGTTTACCACAACACTAAATGCTAGGGCTTTACGACGAACATCTGCTTCTTTACGCCATCTCTCAATGTGTACTACAAGTCTTTTGTCGGAGTTGCGGATTTTATCCCACACCTGCCACGAACCAAAGATATAGTCTGAGAAAGTTATTTCCGTCGGATCATCAACCGCCATAGCGATAAATATCTGAGCGATGGGCATCAAGGGTCTACCCGACGGATGTTCGATAGCCTCTTCCTTCAACGTAAAGATACATGCGTCACTTTGATGATCTAGTTCGTAGAAGAGGGATTTTGTACGGATGACCCCTTGGTCCGTCTTTGTGTAGGAGAAGTCGTAGAGGGCCATGAATGAATTCCTTTATCGTTTGTGTCTATATACGTTAGCTCCCATTAGTGTAATGTAAACTAACTCAAGTCTATAGCAAGGCACTAATCCTATACTACACCATCCTCAACCTTGTTGAGACCTAGAATAATATAAGCTAGTGTTAAGATAACCACCGTTATACTTTGTACGTTAGTTATACTAATAGATAACAAAAAAGAGCTAAAATGTTATGGGTAAGATGAAATAAAGTTTAAATAAGTTGTAATAGGTGGTATAAGTGTGACATAAAGGTCACTATAAGGTCTAAGACTCCTTAGTGTGGTACATAACCTCAGTCACTACGTTCCATCGGGTTGGTAGACCACAACCCTTGTATAGGGCTTAAGCTCATCATCAGTATTCTGTTGTATACTTTACAGGTTGTGGTATAGCTGTGGTATGCTTTTGTATCCTTTTGTGGTCATTAGCTGCGCTTAGCAGCGCTTAGTGTACCCCTACTGCAACACCTTCAAATAGCCAAAGTTATGTTAGAAAATGTTTAGGTGCAATTCTCTTGAATGGACAACCCCCCAACCCCCCTTGGCCCCCCTTCGTGATATTTGTGTCACACATGTATCTCATTTGTCACACTTTACCTGTTACAGTATAACATAACGTGTACCTATGTTAACACTTGTTACATTATATCATTGTTATGGTCAAATACACCCAACCACTACAGCATCCATCCGCTTCCCCTTATCCCTATACCTGTAACGCTACCTAACGCTTACTAACGTCCCCTAACGCTATGCATATGCGCCCTACTACACACATAAACACGCTATAGCACGGTACTTTTTATTCACTAGTATATAGTACACATACGCACATCATAGTTGTTGTAGGTGTGGTATACATTTGTTTACCTTTGTTTTCATAGGCTTATCATTTTATTTACATTTATCTTCATTTAGTTGTTGCAATGCTTTGTTGGTATCGTTAGTTATTAGTTATCGAAACGGCCTAGACGATCAGGGCCACAGGGAACCTAGAACCCCAAGCATAAAATAACTAGGCGGCGTAAACGATCCGGCCCTTGTGGTCCGATAAGGTAGAGCTAGTCCCGCAGTAACGGGTACCGATTGGTTATAAACGAGCGCATGAGTCCTCCCCTTGTGCGTTCCTTTATACCCAACAACAAACAAAGGATACTATCATGTTCAATAAAGTAATATTCGCAATCGACAACAATACAGATTTTCACATTGTAGCAAAGTTTATGCGCCACGTTGATACCGCTAGATCGATGGGGTTGGTTAGTGGTGGCATAGTGATGGCAACAGGCTATTGGGAAGGCGAATTAGAAGCCTCTTACATCATGGACGAAATTGACTACCGCAACGTAGTAGAACCTATGGGATTCACAAAGAAACAAGTTTGTATCCTTCACGTTCCAGCCGATACACGCCAGCCTTGCACCCTAGAATACGGGGATGGCACACCGAACGAAACAATCGGGGCAATGCGTGAGATAAGCAAAGAAGAAGCGCTGGAAGGTTATGCGTGGACATACGTTCAAGCGACCAACAAGTACTTCTCGACAGTCTGATGGGCACTAAACCAACAAAGGGGCCAGCGAGCCCCATGCCTTCACACTCGGCCATGATGGCGCGGGTATATGAACAACAACAAACAAAGGATACTATCATGACAAATTCAACAGAATACAACGGCTGGGCTAACAAAGAGACTTGGTTGGTGAATGTGTGGTACATGGACGCAATGCCTGAGTACTTTGCAGAATGTGGGCAATACCATGTGGAAGCAAATGAATTGGAAGAGGATATAACCTACATCTGTGAAGAGGGTGAGCTTATGTCATCCTTGCCAGTTGGGTTACTTAGTGATTTCATTCGGGACAGTTGGTCTGTAGTAGACTGGCACAGCCTTGCGGATCACTTGAACGTTAACCTTAAGAGTATGGAAGAGGAGGCAGCAGCATGACACGCGAACAATTGATTCTAGCAATGGACGCAGGGCTTGACGTTAGGTCGGGTAACGATGGATACAAATGCTATAAGGACACTTGCGGGCAATACCTGAAGACCTTCACACCCAATGACTACACAATTGGGGTTTTCCACAGAGATATGATTGGAATGAATGTTGATCTAGAAAAATGCTACATAAAGGAGGCACTATAATGACCACTACACAAAAGAAAAAGGCCGCACTTAACCAGATGCTGCTAAACCTGATCACAGGGGCCTTGATGGGCCTCCTATTAGGCGCAGCGCTATTCAGTGGGTGGTTGCTATGATGCGTGACCCCGTCTACCTAATCAGCTTTATAATGTTCTGGACAAGCGTCAGTTACCTTACAGTAGTATCAGTGCAAGCCTTGATCCAACACTTAACAAGCAAAGGAAAAGACAAATGAAACTTAAAATCAAAACAGTGGTAGAAATAGCAGGGAAAACGATCAACCCCTTTTGGAAATTCCCCATGTATCTGGTAAATGGCGAATACGTTGCGTCCTCTATCAGCACCCACAATATCGACGGCCTTACATTTTCCCTAGAGGTAGGGGAAGTTGCGGATGTATCACTAAGGGCGCATAATGGCGACCTGTGGATTGCACGTCTAACAACTAAGGAGACAGACAAATGAAAATCATCATCCCACTACTATCATTGCTGTTCGCCTTTATGGTAACGCTTGCCCCGCTTATGATCCTGATTGCAATCATCTTAAAGGTTGTAATGTGGATGGGCTTGTGATGGCCCTATGGGTCTTGGGAATAATCACAATATTCCCACTCATGACACTGATCGGCCTTGGGGTCGTGATGCTAATCACAACAACAACAAAGGACTAATATCATGGATATTCTAAAACTTTACGCACTCGTTGCTGTAGGTCGTGCCTTCTTCACCCCAACGGGAAGAGAAGAGGGGGAATCAAAATTGATTGAACTAGCGTATGACTCTGGTTTTTACTTAGGCCAACCGTTACGCCAACTAGTTGAGTTATTCATCTAAACCACAACAGCAAAGGAATAAACAAATGGACAACTATGTAGACTTTTATGACTTTATCATGGACTTGGCAGAATACGACATTTTGATCCAAGAAACTCAACAACAAGCAAACGAGAACGCACAAATGGAGAACGACCAATGAAGAATACTATCATCACAACAATCGCCCTAACAATCGCAACAGCAACAACAGCAGCCGCACACGCTGGCCCTGAGCAGCACCCACCTGCGTGGGCTTGTGGTGCTAAAGGCTACGTCTTTGAAGGTATCCAAATCGAAGGTGGTATCATCCACCAGCGTTGGTACTGTGATGATGGCCGCAAGACACAGAAAACCATCATGTTCGACACAGGCCCAGACAACTCAACAAGCAACGTAGGTCCAGTAGGTCCAGCAGGTAAGGATGGCACTGATGGCACTGATGGCACTAACGGTACTGATGGCACTGATGGTGTAGATGGTAAGGACGGCAAGGACGGTAAGCGTGGCAAGCGTGGACCTAAAGGAAAAGATGGCAAGGACGGCAAGGACGGAAAAGATGGAAAGGATAAAGGTAACTGTGGCAACCAAGAGGGCAGTGGTACAGGTACAGGCGGTGGGAACACCTGTGGATGACCCATGCGACCCAATGATGCCACCACCCCAACAACCTAAACCAAAGGAAATACAATGAACAGATTCGTCCGCATCTTATCGCAACTAATACTGATACTATCATCTTTGGCGACCTCCTACACGCTCTTAGCTATCGGTTCTTGGGATCAGTCTCCCTTCGAGCCCATCACGTTGGTTGGCATGACGATAGGCGTAGCGTCAATCACACAGGTGTGGTATACTTTCAAGGACACCATGACAAAGGAAACACAATGACTGGAATAGCAATCGTATTCGGCGTAGTATTCGTAGTGTGGCTTGGTGCTATGCTATGGATCACATTCAACCCAGAAGGATAAAACAAAATGACTACTTATTACATGAACGCAGACGTGAACGAATATACTACCATCGCAGACCACAGCCACCCATCAGATTATCAAGACCTGATCGACACATACTTGGCTGGTGGTGGTAAGATCACTAAGTGTCGCGAAGGGGCACGAACAACATATGATAAAATCCCTAGCTACAACATCACACCAGAGGAAGCGGAAGCATCCAAGCTAAAGAAAGGTACATCTTTGTTTGACCAGATCGAATTGAGCAAGGGGAAAGAGTACAACGAAACAGCAGAAGATTTATTTGACAAGCGAGGTCGTTTCTAATGATTACCAAACATGACGTATACGGACGAGTTGAAGTTGATCAGGCCATACTAAATGGCGATGAGGACTTTGTAAAAGTTAAACTATTCAACGGGCGTGACATCTTTCCAACAGATAACTTGGTGGTAGGAAAGGTCGCACTAGAAGACAAAGGAGGCTATAAGCCAAAAGGAAGAACAACTACTATCATCCAAGACTACCTACCGCTAGCCTACAGCGCAGCTTCACAGCACTACAGTGAAGAAGCAGAGTGGGAAGAACTGGTACAAGTAGCGGCTCTTGGGTTGTGTGAAGCAGCAGAACGCCACGACAGCACCCGCAACACATCCTTTGCAGCATTCGCAAAGCCATACATCAGCGGCTACCTAAAGAACTTCTTAAACCCAGAACGTAATGGGAAAATGAATATGGTAGAGCTTTCTGGTGGTGTAGTAGAGGAGATGACCACAGAAGATGTTGAAGATAATGACATGAAAACAGTTATTTACGGGGCAATGGAGTCACTTACGCCCAAGCAAAAGTTTGTCATGGAGATGGTATACATTGAGGGTCACACGCAACAAGAGGTGTCGGAGATGATGGGGATAGAACGAATTGGTGTGCAACAATTAGTGTCAAGAGCTACTGTTGCATTACGGAAACAGTTGGAAGGAGTTTACCAATAGTACGAAGAAAGTTTCGGGGAGGCCATAACAAAAATCCCCAATCCTGTTATCTATTAGTATAACTTAAGTAAGCACTAGGGTAACACCTACAACTACAACCTAATATAAACATAAGGAAGTCTTAAGTATGTCAGAAGTAACTAGACAGCCTTGCCCGAATTGCCCTAGCAGTGATGCTTTCGCTTATAATTCAGTCAAGATGGTTGGAGTGTGTTATTCTTGTGGTAGCGCATATCCAAAGGCGGGTCGTAAATACGATCAGGAAATCCTAGACAAGTACCCCTTAGAGGATAAGGGTTTTAATTCACCAGTGGTGGTAGTAGAGAATCCACCAGAGAGCCTATACAAGTTTGTTCCTATGCGTGGTATCGCACAGGATGTGATGGAGCACTACAACGTCAAGACCCTATGCACTAGGGAAGGCGTACCGATCCAACAAGAATACATCTACCCATCAGGTAGTAAGAAGACACGTAGATTACCTAAGTCTTTCACTGCTGTTGGTAAGATGGATGAGTTGTTTGGGATGAACCTGTTTGTTGCTGGTACATCTAAGATGGTTACTATCACTGAAGGAGAACTTGACGCTATGTCAGCGTGGCAGATGATTGGTCGTGGCTCACGCTACCCAACACCTGTCGTATCACTACCATCAGCTAACCCATCTAAGGCATTCTGGGAGAACGTCATACCGTGGCTAGATAGCTTCGAAAAGATTGTCCTGAGTGTCGATAAGGATGGTGCTGGTGATGAGGTGGCACAGAAGATCAACAACATCTTCCCTAACAAGGTCTACAGGGTCGATCACACGCTCTATAAGGACGCTAACGAGTTCTTACAGGCTAACAAGGCTAGTGAGTACAAGAGCGCGTGGTATAACGCTCAGCGCTTCATGCCTGACAACATCCTACACAGTGCAGATGATCTGCTAGAGTTGTTCGATGATACGCCTGACCACTCCTATGTCCCTACGGGCATCCCAGACTTCGATAAGAAGGCAATGGGGTTGATGCAGGGGCACTTCACAGTGTTCAAGGCACCTACAGGTATTGGTAAGACAGAGCTAATGAGATACCTTGAATGGAACTTCCTACAGCGTGGCGTTACCTTCGCTACGATGCACCTAGAGGAAACTAAGCTACGCTCTGTGCTTGGCTTGGTGTCGTATGACCTCAAGGACAACCTGACCCGCAAGGACTTGGTTGAGGAGAAGGGTAAGACTGATGAAGTACGAGCAAGCATCCAACGACTAGGAGACAGCGAGAACTACTATCAATACTTCATGAAGGATGGTCAGGGTGCTGATGAGTTGATCTCACAGATACGGATGTTCAAGGAAGCATATGGTTGTGACTACGTTATGTTCGAGCCTGTGCAAGATGTTATCTCTGTTGGCTCAGAGCAGAACAAGGAGGGCCTACTAGCTGAGTTAGCTGTTAGGTTGTCTAAGGTTGCAGCAGACCTTAACGTGGGCATCATTACCATCGCCCACACTAATGAGGACAACGAGGTTAAATACTGTAAGATGCTGGGCCAACGTGCCTCTGTTATCATTCGGTTAGATCGAGACAAAGACGCGGAAGACTTCATGGATAGGAACACAACACGCCTGATCATCGAAAAGAACCGCCCAACATCAGAGGAGGGACACGCGGGCGACATGCTATTCAACACATCAACATTCACTATGGAGGCTCTATGAAAATTGTATTCGATATTGAGACAGACGGCCTCCTAGATAGGCTTACTAAGATACACGTCTTCTCGTGGTCGGTAGTAGGCTCTGGTGAGGTACACAGCACTAATGACCTTAGTACCATTCAGGAGGTCATGTTTAAGACTACAACAGCAATCGGCCATAACATTGTGGGTTTCGATATACCTGCCTTGATAAAGTTTGGCATCACAACAGATGCTACTATCATTGATACCTTGGCGCTGTCGTGGTACTTAGAACCTAAACGAGCAAGACACGGTTTAGCTCACTGGGGTGCAACAGTTGGTGTAAAGAAGCCAGAGGTTGAGGACTGGGACAACCTAGCCTATGAAGACTACAAGCATAGGTGTGAAGAAGACGTTAAGATTAACCTAGAGGTGTGGTACATACTAGAGCGTAAGCTCAAGCGCCTCTATCGTGAAGAAGGGGAGCTAGAGAAACTCACTGACTACCTTACATTCAAACTACAATGTGCAAGGGATCAGGAAGTATACGGTTGGCGCTTAGATGTGCCAAAGGCTCAAGCACTACACGACAAACTATTAGAGATGAAGGAGGACTCACAAACACAGCTATCACAAGCAATGCCGAAGAAGCCTATCACTAAGGTGATGAACCCGCCAAAGGTTATGTACAAGAAAGATGGTACACTTTCCTCAAGAGGCGAGGCTTGGCAACAGTTGCTACTAGAGTCCTACATGCCAGCATCTACAATGCAGCCTATGACTGTGTTGGTTGGACATGAGGATGGCAACCCTAACAGCCACGAACAAGTAAAGGAATGGCTCTATCAGCTAGGCTGGCAGCCACGGACATTTAAGTATGTACGAGGTGAAGGTTTTGGTGAGGAGCGCAAGATACCACAAGTACGAGACGGCTCAGACCTATGTCCTAGTGTAGTAGAACTAGCAGAGGTAGAGCCTTCGATCAAACTCCTAGAAGACCTTACGGTTATCAGCCACAGACTAGGTGTCGTTAAGGGTTTCATTGAGTGTGAAGTGGGTGGGTATCTAGTGGCTGGTATCTCTGGACTCACTAACACCTTCAGGTTCAAGCACAGGAAGCCTTTAGTTAATCTTCCTGCTGTCGATAAGCCTTGGGGTAAAGAGATTAGAGGGTGCCTGATTGCACCAGAGGGTAAGGTTCTAGTAGGTTGTGACATGGTGTCCCTAGAGGACACTACTAAGCGACACTACATGCAACCATTGGACCCTGAGTATGTGGAAAGTATGAATGTTAAGGGGTATGACCCACATATTTCGCTCTCCGTACACGCGGGGGCATTAACACAAGAGGAGTACGAGTTCTACCAATGGTACCAAAAACAGAACTAGTCACAGAACAGGTTGGCTCAGAGCAACACTAAGTGGGGACAGGTTGGCTCAGAGCAACATTGCATAGGAAAAGCATGGAGGATGAGGAAAGATGGCGAAGATCGGTACTGGCCTAACGCTAGAACAAATGAAGTCCCTGCCAAAGGGTGAGCAAGCGGAACTAGCTTCACAGATTGTAGCTGTTCGAAAGGCGTACAAGGCTGTGAACTACAGCGCCGTCTATGGTGTAGGTGCATCGACACTCTCACGTGCCACTGGCCTCAAGGTTATGGCAGCTAAGAAGTTAATCACAGCATACTGGGACCGTAACTGGGCAGTAGAAAAGATAGCTGAAACAAGAAAGGTTCGTAAGATAGGTGATGAATCATGGATTTACAACGACGTGTCAGGGTTCTGGCACAGCCTACGGTCTGAAAAGGACCGTTGGTCTACTACAAACCAATCAACTGGCGTCTACTGCTTCGACCAATATGTGAAGCTAGTTAAGGGAGCTGGTGAGAAAGTCATTGGTCAATTCCACGATGAGGTAATCGTAGAGACTGATGATGCAGACAGAACAACTAAAGTACTACTTGAGTGCAAAGACAAGCTCAATACTATCATTCAACTCAATGTTCCACTGG